ATATGACGCAACAGAGAGCCCCAGAAAACCGGGCTCTTTTTATTTTACACAAAAAGGCAGGTGAGAAGATGTACAAAATAATAACTCCCGTTGCAACCGAGCCAGTCAGCTTGGCAGAAGTCAAGCAGCAGCTAAGGCTCAACTCAGGAAGCCCTGCTGACGATGTAGTCACATACCAGAGCTTGGCACCGGCAAGCAGGGCAGCGAATACATACACTGGTACCGCGGTTGACGTGCTTGGCAAGACCGCAATAGTAAATCTCAACTCCGGCACAAACCAAGCCACAGGCACAGTGGATGCGCACATCGAGGAGTCAGACGATAACATAACATTTACTGACTGGACAGGCGGCACGTTCACCCAGGTAACCACGGCTAACGATAATGCTGTATACGAAAAGCAGTACACAGGTGCAAAGCAGTATATCCGTGTTGTTGCAGTGGTAGCGCTGGCAGCATGTGAGTTTGGTGTTGATGTGGTTGTGTACTCTGGAGACACGGCAGAGGATACCTTGCTTGCATCGTACATAACTGCAGCTAGGGAGTACGGTGAGGATATAACCCGGAGGGCATTTGCTACGCAGACCATAGAGATGCTGTTGGACGAGTTCCCGGCAGAGGATTATATTGAACTATCCATGCCACCGCTGCAAAGTGTTACCAGCGTTAAGTATAAGGACTCAGCAGGAACAGAGACAACAATGACTGCGACAACAGAGTATCTGGTTGATACCGACAGCAACATCGGGAGGGTAGGTTTGCCGACTGGCGTAAGCTGGCCGTCCTTTATACCATACCCGTTCAATCCTATCAAGATAAGGTATGTAGCAGGCTACACAACTTTGCCGAGTATGCTTAAAAATGCCATACTACTGCACATCGGATACATGTATAAATACAGGGACTCAGGAATACCTGCGGAGGATATGAAAGCCGTTAATAATCTGTACAATATGCGTAGAGCGGGGTGGTTCTAATGGTTAATGCAGGAGAGCTTGACCAGCAAATCACCCTCCAGCCGCTCACTGTTACAAGAGGCGCGGACGGATCAGTTACAAAAGACTATTCGCAGTCAAATGTCAACGTGTGGGCGCAGTACATAGCTCAGTCCGGGCGTGAGTTTTACGCAGCACAAAAGCAGAATGCCGAGGTTCAGGCAGCTTTTAAAATCCGCTACCGCTCCGGCATAGACACAAAATGGCGCGTGAAGTACGGCAATCGTTATTTTGAAATACTGTTCATCAACGATACCGGCAAGCGGCAGGGCGAGCTTATGCTGGCGTGTAAGGAGGTGGTGTAGTGTGGAAATAGAAGAGGCTATTGTGACAAGGCTAGCCGCTCAGGTACCTAGTCTAAGTGGCAAGATATACCCGGCATTTGATGCACCTGAAAACATACCGCTGCCGTACTGCACTTACCAGCGCATAAGCACAAGTAGATATGAGACTCTCACGGAAGCCGGTTCATTTGAGCCGGTTTTTCAGTTTAATATCTACAACACCACTTACACCAATATGCGCTCGCTCCGAAAATCTGTCCGACAGGCTTTTGAAGATGTTCTTGGCGAATACGCTGCCGGGGCGCCGTACGTTCAGAGAGTAACAATAGAATCTGAGTTTGACGGCTACGACACCGAAACCGATGCCCATAGTGGCATTTTGGAAATATCATTTTTCTATAACTAGAAAGGGGGCATACATAAAATGCCAAATGCAAAAACAGGAAATAGCACTACAATACAGATAGGCGCAACCACAATAGGTGATGTAGTCAGCATAGGCGGTGTGAGCATAGCCACAGATGCGATTGAGGTCACAACACTTGCCAGCACCATGAAAGAATTTATTCCAGGACTACAGGATGCCGGAGAAGTAACAATCGGGGTTAATTTTTACACCGGGGATGCTGGGCAGCTGGCGCTAAAAACAGCAGCGCTTGCCAAAACGACTGACACTTATATAATTACTTTCCCGTCAACCATTGGAGCCACATGGACATTCTCGGGCTTTATTACAGCCTATGGAACTGGGGAAATAAATAATGAAGTTGTGTCGGCAGAAATTACGGTAAAGATTACTGGTTCTCCAACGCTTGGCTTGACAACCTCAGGCGGCTTGACAGCTCTTTCACTCACTGCTGCTGGTGGCACTCTTGTACCTTCGTTCAGTGCATCGCTCAGGTCGTATGTATTCAGCGGCGTATCTGCTTCCAGCGTAACAGTAACACCGACAGCAGCATCACACACTATTAAGCTTTACATTGATGATGTGTACAGCCAAGACATAACCAGTGGAGCTGCATCAAGTTCAATCTCTCTGACAATTAACGTAAGCAAGAGACTTACTCTCATATGCTACGAGGCAGCCAAAACACCTATCACTTACAACATTGTAGTGGTAAAGACCGCTTAATTTTAATCGAATGGAGGCAGGGCGGCTAATCACCGCCCTACGTTTTTATGGGAAAACAATTTACATCAATACAGTTGGACAAAGCAAGAAACCTAAGATATGGCATGAGGGCACTTGACAGGATAGAGGATAAGCTTGAAAAGCCACTCTCAGAAGTGAGCATGAACAAGCTTACTACAAAACAGCTTGCGGTATTCATATGGGCAGGATTGGCACATGAAGATCCGGAGCTGACTCCTGAAAAAGTTATGGACCTAGTGGACGAATATTCCGACATTAAAACTGTTTCGGAAATTCTAGGCAAGGCAATACAAGAATCTTTCGGAAAAAACGTGTAGAGGGCGGCTCTGATAGTAAATGGGACTGGGATGAATTAATAAAAGGAGCTGCCCGAATCGGCTTAAAGCCCGACGAGTTCTGGAATATGACACCGTTGGAATTATTTTTGTATTCCGAAGGTTATGCAGAAAAAGAAAAAGAAGCAAATAAGTTGGCATTGACTCAGGCATATGCTTCTGCCGTGTGGTCGAGAGCAAAGAAAATACCGAAACTGGAAACTATTTTGAAGGGCATGGACAAAAAACCTAAGAAGAAAAAGCAATCTGCAGAAGAGCTTCTGGAAACCATAAAGGCGCTTAATATTGCGTTTGGAGGTACATGATGCCGCGAGTTTATGTGGAAGTTGAAGGGCTAAAGGAAGTAATAGCAGGATTTAAAGCTATGGGGGAAGATGGGAAAAAAGTATTGCATGAAGCTGTAAATATTGGCGCTGAAATGCTTGCACCAAAGATACGCGAGAACACTCCTGTTGGAACAGAGGATGATCAACACCTTAAAAATAACATCAAGCCTAAAAAAGCAAAGAAAAAGAAAACTGTAAAACAAACGGCGCAGGTACAAGTGGGAAGCAATAAAACTGACTACGCATTCCATGTCGAAACAGGTCACAGGACAAAGTCAGGCAAGACTATACCAGCTAACCCCTTTGTGCGCCGGGCGGTTGATGCCGCATCTGATGAAGTAGCAATCAAAGTAGTAAGTCACATTTTAGATAGAATTGGGGTGTAACCATGGCAAAAGGCAGCAATAGAATAAGAACGGTAAACGTGGCTATTACCGCCAATATAAGCGGACTCGAAAAACAACTTAAAAAGGCTCAGAAATCTTTGCGCGATGCGAGCAAAAATTTAAAATCTATTGGTGAAGCCTTTTCTAAAAATGTAACAGTTCCTATAGTTGCAGTTGGCACGGCTCTTGCCGCTATGACTCTTAATGCCGCAAAAGCAGCAGACGACCTCAACGACCTGTCAAGCATCACGGGTATATCCACAACGCAGCTGCAGGAAATGTCATACGCCGGTACTATTTTGGGGACTGACCTCGAAACCATGACCAGTGCACAGACCAAGCTCACCCGGTCGGTATTTGAGGCTACGAAGGGCAATAAGGAGGCAATAAAAGCATTCCAGGAGCTTGGTATACAAATTTATGACAACAACGGCAATTTAAAGGACGCCAACACGATTTTCTGGGAAGTCCTTGACGCTCTGGGCAAGATAGAAGACCCTATTTTAAGAGACGGTCTTGCCATGCAGCTAATGGGTAAGTCGGCACAGGAGCTTAACCCGCTAATTAAAGCCGGCTCAGAGGAAATTAAAAAGTACATGGAGCAGGCTGAAAGACTGGGGCTTGTATTGGGCCCGGATCAAGTTAAGCAGCTGGCAGATCTAAACGATGCGTGGGATACTTTAAAGCTTCAATTTGCCGCAGCGGGCTCTGCTATTGCCGCACAGCTGGCACCATATTTATTGCAATTATTTCAAACACTGTCAAGCTATATTCCTAAAGTAGTAGAGTTTATTCAGGGACTAATTGACAAGTTCCTTGCACTCGACCCCGGTACGCAAAAATTTATTTTAACTCTTGTTGGCATAGTGGCGGCTATCGGGCCCTTGCTTCTTGCTGGCGCCGCTCTTGCATCAGCCATAGCGTTTATTGCTACGCCTGTAGGGCTTGTTGTGGCAGCAATAGTTGGGCTTATAGCTATAGGTACACTCTTGTATCTCAACTGGGATACTGTATGCAAGTGGTTTAAGGATTTATTGGCGAATACATGGGCGAATATAAAGCTAAACATCGAAACTGATTGGAATGCTATAAAATGGTTTTTTACAACGATATGGAACGGAATAAAAACTGTAGCCACGACTGTATTTAATGCAATCAAAGGCTTTTTTGAAAAATGGGGCCCAACCATACTTACTGTTTTAGGGGGGCCGATTGGCATAACTGCAGCATTCATAATCAAAAACTGGGAAACTATAAAGAGCGCTTCTATTACAATATTTGAAGCGGTCAAAAGTGCTATAGTAAGTATCTGGGATGGTATTGTAAACGGAATAAAATCTGCGGTAAATACTATAACAGGCATAGTAAATGGGGTCATGAGCACAATTGCAGGGGTAATAAATGCAGCCGCGTCGATTGCAAATATAATTCCCGGCGTTAAGGTTCCGGAAATTAAAGCTCCTCAAATCCCTAAAATGGCAGAGGGTGGAATACTAACAGCTCCTCAGCTTGTCATGGCAGGTGAAGCGGGACCAGAAGCAATTATTCCTCTTGACAAGTTGGGCGACATCAGCTCCAAACCCACCATAGTACAAGTAATCCTTGACGGCAGAGTAATACAGGAGTACATGGACAGAGGGCTTGGAAATAGTCTTGCAGCTTTTGGAGGTGCGTGATGGCTTATACTGTGGAAATATACGACCCTTCAACCACCACAACCTATGATATAACTGCAAGGACAAAACTGATTCAAATATCCGAAGTACTCGATTCCGGCGTGACTAGTTACAAGGTAGAGTGTCGTGCAATCACGGCAGTCCATTTTTTCCATAGGCTCACTGTCAAGAGCGGATTGACTACTGTCATAACCGGCATAATAGTTGACCAGTCCGACAGAGATGCTGGCGGTGATAAGCAAACAGTATTTACTTGCCAGGATTATGGATATTTCCTGACAAAACGCATTATCGCAGAGTCTTACACAAATAAAACGGCTTCTTACATGCTTAGTGCCCTCATAACAAAATATTTTACGGAGGGCACTGGCACAAATATAGACAGCTCCACAGAAACAATTGCTGAGGCAAAGTTTACCTATGTCTACCTTAAAGATGCCATAGAGTACATAATGGGCATGAGCTATGACTGGCATTATTATATCGACAAAAACAAAGACTTTCATTTCTTCTACCAGTCCGAAAGCACCGGCACAACCTTGACTGCGGCAAAGCTTAAGCTTGCCACACTGCAGGTTGACTATGAAGGGATAGATCACTTTAACCGGGTATGGATAGTCGGGCGCAAGCAGCCAGCATCATCAGCAATCGATGTGTACTACACGGCTGACGGCAGCCAGAAATACTTTGGTCCACTGCCGTATGAACCGTCGAGCCTGGCGATATACTTCACGCCGACCGGATTACCAGAATACCAGCTTACTGTAGTATCCCAAGGCTCCGACATTACCGATGCTGAGGGCGTGTACAATGCAAAAAACCGTACATTTTATCTTGTGGACCCATCTTTTTATACCGGCAAGCTTCGGGCAAACTTCAAGCCCATGCAACAGTTCATAGAGTATTTTGAAAACAACTCAGACAAAACCCTGTACGGCTTAATGGAGAAAGCCATAAAAAATAAGGACGTAACCAACAAGCTTGAGGCAAGGCGATACGGCAAAGCAGAAGTTCAGAAAGCAAGCGCAGTAAAGAGAACGATAAAATTTGCCAGTGACCATGCTGATGTAATTGCCTGTACGATAGGTCAGAAAATTATTATGAGCGTGGTGCAAAGCCCATGGAACATAACCGGTAATTTTTTAATAACCAGAATCGACCGCACGATAAGACCCGAAATTAACTATACCACAGTGTCATTGGAAACGGAGGAGATATAATGTCACTTACGGAAAGAGTGTCTGACCTAACAAGGCGAGTAGGAGCTCTGGAGAACGCTGAACTTGAAGAATCCGACTCCATACCGCTAATAAGCAAGATATTTAAGACCGTTAATTGCACTCCGATATACTGTGACACTACTCTTGCCTGTAACACTACCCTTGCCTGCGACGACGACGCAGCGGGAATAGTTTCTACCCTTGCCGAACAGCTTACCCACATCGGTATTGGTACAGGCGCAGCTCCGGGAGTCGGGGACACATTGCTTGCAGATGAAGCGTATAGGAAAATAATTGTCGACCCTGTCATCGTGGATAACACATATGTTGCTTCTGTGTTTTGGGACGAAAGTGAAGCCAACGGAGCGACTTATACCAACGCTGGTATATTTTTATACGGCACAGACACCGTGGATACGGGGACTTTGTTTTTTGGCGATGCAATAAATCAGGAAAAGGACTCAACTAAAAATCTTACAATCGGCGTTGAAATAACCGCCGTGGAGGTGTAAAAATGAATACATATACTGAGACTACATGGGTAAACGGATCAACGAAACTGTCAGCCGCAAATATGAACAATATAGAGGACGGTATAACCGCCGTAACGAATGAAGTAATCGCCATTGAAGCCTCTGCTAATTATGCAGGCGGCTTAATTTATGCTTATAAAAATATAGGAGGTGCATTATAGTATGCCAGCTAACACAACACCCATTTTCCCATTGACTCCAAAAATAACATGGGGTACAGTAGCCACAGCTAACACCGCAAAGGACGGTACCGGCACGGTGGTAACAGTATTTACCGGGGGCACGAACGGCAGCAGGATAGACCAGATAAAGGTTAGAGCGCTGGGGACTAACACAGCAACGGTGATAAGATTTTTTGTTAACAAC